CGTTGTAGGTAAACGGAACAATTTTAGGTTGCCCTTTAACACGTCAGCCAACGCTTCGCGGCCTGTGGTAGCTTGATCGGATATGCGAATATCGCGCGTCATTTGTTTGACTGCGTCGTCTACAGCGCCCATCTGTTCGGGCGTTAATATCTTGGTCAAGTCGCCAGTTTCGTAGCGAGGAAAACCAGTAGAACGCTTAAGCAACGCTGTTTCGCCACGACCTAGCGCATTTAGGAACGGCATTACCCGCTCGCCGCCACCAGGCTGATCAAGCACTTTCATCATGGCGTCCAAAACTTTAGACTGATTGACTGGCCCTGACGCTTCTGAAAATAAATTACGAGCGGTTCCATAATCAGGAACGCGCGCTTCAAAACTAGTTATGAAATCATTTAAAACGCCTTTGGCCGCCGCTTGCGTATCGCGTCCAATCCCTTTTTGGGATGCCGGCGCGTTAGCTATGTCTGACAACGCGCGCTTAATAAAGTGCATTGACTCGCCGGTAATTTCAGGAATTTCAGCAGATGTTTGTTTCATAATCGGATTGCCCGCGGCATCGACTAGCCCTGTTGGCACTGATCCGGCGGGTTTGGCAGCGCCCATAATAAATGGGCGGCCTTCCATTTTTGCTATGTCAGCGGCGGCTTTTAACGTGCCCTCTGGCATACGGTCAAAAATGGTTTTTAATTCGTCGTCAATTTTAACAACGGCTTTGTCAGCCGCTTCATAAAATGGGCGCGATATTTGGTCACGCATTTTGATGCTTTCAACCAAATTTGGCGTAACGCTTTTAATTCCAACGCGTCGTGCAGCTTCTTGCGCTTCTTGCGTAGTATATTTTGACCCCGCAGCACTTACTGTGCGACCGCTTACACGTTCAGCTAACGCTTGGAACGCTGGCTTATCAATACCCTCTAGCGCTTGTGCAGCAGTTACATCATCGCCCGCACGGGTAAGCATGTTGCGCACGGCTGGCGTATCCACGCCGCCTAATGTTTCAGTAACTATCTTTTTAGCTTTTAATGCGTTACGTTGACCGACGTCAAACAACCGCGCGCCGCCTTGAATTACTACAGGCGCAACGCCCTCAAAAAAAGCGCCTTCCATGACGTTTTGTGCGGGTTGCTGAACTGTTTGATATGGCGTACGCGGAGGCTTAAGACCTAACGCTACATCTGCGCCTTGCAACAATTCTTTACTTATGCCATACCCTAAGCCAGCGCCTGCAACCGTCCCAAGTGGACCTAGTGTTGTACCTAACACACCGCCGCCTGCTGCGCCTAATGCCTCTATAGTTGGCCCCAAATATTCACGCGCAGTAGTGGCGGCTCTATATAAGTTAGGGCTTGTCTGCGCCCAATCCGGTTGCCGCGCAAGCGGCATACCTTCAGGCGATGTCCCTAAATATGCGTCGGGGTCAAACTTAGCGGCGGGTGTTTTTGCCGCCGGCGCCGCTGTAGGGGCGGTCTTAGCCAAATAAGCATCGGGATCGAAAGCCATTTTTACATTCCCAATCGTTGGAGAATTTGCGCGGCGCGGGGGTCATTAGGATTAGTTTTAGCCCAATTAAGCGCGTCTTGATCCACTTGCTTAAGCCGCGGTTCGTACTTGGGCGCTTCAATTTTTTCAGGTTTAACGCCTTGCGTTTCAAAAAATCTATTAAGTTGACCGCTGTCGACGGCTTCGTTATACCGTTTAATAGCACGTTCTTCAATGTTTTTGCGGATGTCAGTTAATTTAATTAACGCGGCTTTATCCATGTTAATTGTACCGGTCATCACACTACGCAAAAACTCGCGTTCGGCCGGAGTATCCATGCCTTTTGCGCCGACCCCTAACGATTGAATCATTGGGAACACATCGGAACCCAACATAGCGTCAAGAATTTCAGTATCTGCAACTCTTTTGCCTGCTTTAATATCGTTAGCAAATTTAGCGCGGAAAGCTTCAATATTTTTAATAACCCCCGCACCAAAGCCAGTAATGGCGTCAGACGTTTTAAGTTGATCAAGAGTTTCGTACAGTTTAGGTAAGTTTCCGGCTGCGGCGGTTGCGCTAGTAGCAATTCCGACATCGCGGTCGCCAGCGGCTTTACCAACAACTTTTCTGTACTCAGACTCAAATTGTTCGGGCGGCAATTTGCCTACTAATGGCTGACCACTTGCGTCAAGCACAGGTGTAGAAGCGCCTGAGCGTTGATCAACACGCACATACTCGCCTTTTGTATTTTGTACTATTTGTTGCGAAGGCATCAGCATGTTGTGCTGCTTAATTAACGCGTCTGCGGCAGCTATTGCTTTAGGTGTCCCAACTCTAATCAGTTGACCAATTTGCGTTTGCATTTGCGCTATTTCTGGTGGAACCGCCCCCGCAGTAAGCGAGTTGACGTTAGCCGCGGTTGCTGGTGTAGCACCCGCGTTAAGCGCGTTTACGTTTGGCGCTGTAGCTGGTGCGGCAACAGGCGTTACTGCACCAATAACAGGCGCGCCGACAACGGGAGCTACCGCGCCAGTAACAGGTGCGCCACCACTTACGGGAGCCATTGCGCCGGTAACGGGCGCGCCGCCGCCCATAGAAGGCGCGGTTGTAGCCCCCGCCCCAACAGACGGCTCGCCGCGCAATATACGAGCAATATCTGCTTGTTGTTGTTCTTCCATAGACAAGCGTCGACCTGCAATATCAGCTTGACGATGACCAGGCGCGGCACCAATGTTAGCAGCTTGAATTCTAGTGCGTGCGGTTAACCTATCTGCTTCAGAAAGCGCGTCGGATGCAGTGCGTTCTGCGTATGATTTAATCTTAGCGGGGTCGTTGCCGGCGTCAGCAATAACGCGTTCGGCTTGTGCTCGCGTAAGAACACCGTTTTGCACCATAGTGCCCACGGCGTTTACAAAGTTTTCGGGTGTTGGATTGTCACGAACATAGCCAGCAATTTGACCAGCCATAGTTAAAGTTTTAGCCGCGGTATCTACTTGCTCTTTTCTACCTTTAAGCAATGATTCGTACGTTGCGCGGCCTTGTTTTCCGTACTGCAACAATTGCGTAGGGTCTTCAGGCACCCCCCGCGACAATGCGCTTCTTACGCCCTCATTGCCTTCCATTTCTTGTTGCGCAGCGCGGATAGCCATAACTTGTGCGTATTGGCCAAGCATATTAACTTGTTGCGGTTGTTGAATACCTAGCGCAATGTTTGGATTGATTGCCATGATTTATCCTTAAGGCTCGCTACCAAGCGTTGATTCAGGCCCGCGCTTGTTTAACATGTTAAACAATTGATTTTGATAGTACATATTGCTCAAGTTACTAATGCCACCTGAGATTGCGTTAGCTTGACCAATTTGACCCGCGGCGGCTGCGTTACCCGCGCCTGTTGTCAAGTTAGCTTGGTTATTGCCAAACCCTGTCATAGCTCCAGTAAACTGATTGCCAAAGTTACCATACGCGCCGTAAATTTGGCCGCCAGCCGTACCTACTGCGTTTGCCAAGTTGTTGCCGTAGTTACCGTAAGCATTGCCCGCGGCGCTGCCATAGCCGCCGTATGCACCAATTGCTTGCGCGCCTGCTGTGCCAATTGCGTTAGCGCCGGTATTTCCATAGTTAGCTAGTGAGTTAAATCCTGTTTGCCCATAGCCGCCTGCCGCGCCAGACAAACCGCCTGCCGCGCCCATGCCTACGCCTTGCAAAGACTGGTAAGGCGCAAGCGTATTTTGACGTGTGGCTTGGTAACGGTTAAATGCGTTCTGGTATTCCTGCGACGCCATGTCTTGCCCAAAGCGTTGGCTGGCCTTAAGGGCGGCACCTGAAATCAACCCACCACGGGCGGCCGCTTGCGCGTCTACCGCTTTAAGACCTTCCTTCATACGGAAAGCGTAGCCTGGGTCTTGCCCTGCGGCAAACGCTTCGGGCGTAAATTCAGCCGTAGCAAACTGACCGTAACCAGGCGCCGCAGCGTTGCCGCCTATACCAAGATATTCTCGCAGCCGATTTTGGCCTTCTAGCCCAGCTTCTTGATACGGGCTATACGCACCCTCTTGCTTACCCAGCACTTCGCGAGCGATAAGCATTTGCTCGTCTTTAGTTTTACCCGCAAAGGCTAACTGTTCATCCTTGGTCATTCTAGCCGTAGCAAGTTGTGCGTCACGCGTTTCAGCGGCTACGCGCAATTGCTGGTCAAGAGAATCTTTTTGCGATTGAATCTGCGCGGCTTGGACGTTATTAGCGTTGCGAAGCTGCGCGTCCAACACTTGCTGTTGCGCTCTGATAGACGCTTGCGCTGCTTCGTATTGTTGCGCGGCGGCTTGTTGCGATGCTTTTATTTGTTTGTTTGCCGCCGAGCCGGCTGCTTGGGCCCCGATAACGGAGCCCGCAAGACTACCCGCCGCGCCAAGCGCTAATGCGGTGCCAGTTGCTATTGCCATGATGTAACCTCTTTAATAAATGTACGTTCCATTGGTCTAAAGCCAGCTCGCGAGTACAGCTTTTCCATTTTTTGCGCCCGATCATCTTCAAGCGCAATCATAAACAACGCTGATGCGCTACGCTCTTTTGCCCAAGCCTCTATCTGCTTAAACATAGCCGCGCCGGCTCCGCTTCCGCGAGCGTTTGGGGTCAACCACCACCACAATTCCTGCACTACAATCGCGCTAGGGCTAAAGTACAGCGGGTACGCAATCGCGCCTGAAATACCTACAATTTCATCGTCTAGCTCGGCTAACCATACGCCAATAGATTCGTTTTGCAACGAAGACAAATAAAACTGCCCGTACCCTTCGCGATCAAACTCTACTACGCCGTGCATAGGTGATGCTGCGTGAAAATCTTGCGCAAGCGTGACATACTTATCAAGGTCAGCTTCAGTAGCTTTTCTCACTAACATGTAAGCCCACATTCAATTATTTTAATGTTAACCGAAGCCATTGTTTTTTGCCAATAAAATTAAAGTTATACGCTGATATTGTCCGTTACCGTCATAATAATTGCTGGTATTGCAGGAACTGGTGCAACCGCCGCTGATGCGGGCATAATGCAATCCGTATCTTCCGCAGACCACATTAGCTCAAAATAACTATTAGCCGACAGGTTATAAACAAAGTTCCATGCCGCAACAGTCGCAGCATTTGAGCCAGCTAATGTAACTTCTGTTGCTGAGTTAGCTACATCAACATCATTAATCCGTGGCCATATATAAAGGCTTTTAGCAGTTGCACTTGTTTTATCAAGTTGGCAAGAAAACTGAAAGTTATACACCCCATCAGCCGATACGGTTAATCTTGATTGCTTAGTTGCTGAAATCGTTGTGCTTGTAACAGTTTGTGATTTATCTAACGTATAAGTACCAACACCGCCCGATCCAGATACAAACGCAACAATTCGAGTTCCAGCCGTAACGCCCGTTCCGCTAATTACTTGACCAATTGATAAAGTGCCGCTTGTGACCGCTGTGACAGTCAACACAAATAGCGCAATGCTGCCCGTTACCACCGCAGCAGTCGTTGCAACAGTCACGCCATTGCTTAAGTCTGTTGTATCAAAATTAAGTGGATACGCCGTATTGATGATTCCAACGGTTTCAGTCGTTGTGTTGTAAAACGTGCCATATTTAGGATTTTTCCAGCTAGGCACACCCGCTGAAGTCATTGCTAAATACGAACTAGATGATGGCTTTGCTAACTTAGACAATACGTTTGTTGCGCTGCAATAAAGAATATCGCCAACAGCATACGTTGAAATATTTGTGCCACCATTAGCAATAGGCAGCACTCCCGACACATGGGTAGTCAGACCGACTTTACCATATGCAGGTGCAACGCCAACGCCACCAGATAGCAATGCGTTGCCAGTAGCAACGTCAGGTAATGTAGATAATGTTGTTGTGCCACTTGCAAAGATAATATCGCCAATTGTGTAAGACGATAATCCCGTGCCGCCACGGGCAACAGCTAATGTGCCGCTAATAATTTGGGAAGCCGCAATCGCTATTGCAACGTTTCCCGCAACTGTCAATTGACCTTGAGCGTTAACTGTTAAAGTCGTTACAGACGATGCAGAACCGTAAGAGCCAGCCGTGACACCTGTGTTAGATATACCGACCGTTAACGCGCCGTTGCCGTTAGTTCTAAAAAGCCCCGTCCCCGCGGTCAGATATGCAACAGTATAGTTACCGGCAGAATTACCAATTAAAATTTGCCCATTTGTGGGGATGACGTTTGTGCCTGTACCGCCAAACACTGGCGTAGTGATACCCGTGCCGCTACCAAGAATGGTATTAAGGTTGTTAAAATACCTAAACCATTGGGTAGTCATTAACCCCGTATTGCCTTGAACAAGAGGTACGCGAGGCGCGGGGATTTGGGTGATGTTAGGCATTTGTGCCGCTAATGATTAGTTCAGCGCCCACAATGTCGATCTTAACTGGATCAGTGCTTGACACTTCATACACTCGGTCGCGCAGCTTTTGCGTCATGCCTAGTCGACGCCAGATGGCGCGGAACCCAAACTGGCCAATTTTACCAATTGACGCCCAATGCTCATTTGACCATGTGTGGCCGCCGTCATCGGACCAACGCAGCATAACTTGAGGATTAACGCCTTGTACAAAAGGCGGCGAAAAAAGTAACAAATCACCACTGGTAGTTACAAGTTGATCTCCACTAGAAGTGTAAAAAAACCATTCAATATTTTCAGTTTGATCAACGCCGTTTAATCCTACACCTGTCTCGCAATCTAATTGAAGACTATGTTGAGCAGTGCGCTTTAGATTGTTTGTGCCGGTCGGCAGCGCGCGCCATGAGCGTAACCATTTCTGAGGACCGCCGTTATCAGCGTAAGTGGTCAAATCTAAAGAGTAAATGTTGCCGTTTTCAAAGTCACCGACAATAATTGTCCCAAGAAAATTACACTGGCAATTGCCTCTGTTGCGAGTAAAATCGCCGTTTAAAAACCCTGCGCGCTCATGCCATCCTTGAGTAGCAACATCATACACCCAAGTCACGTTAGCGGTGGGAAAATTCAACACATAAAACGCGTGGCCGTCTTGTTGGTAGGTATACCCTACTGCGTCGGACATATTAGCGTATTGTTGGATTTGCCATTCAACAGCATGAGTACTAATACGCACGCCGGTATAGCCTTGCGAACGGTAAACAATGCCTTCGCCGCGCGCGTCTTGTCCAAGCCAAAACAAACCGTTATCAAGTTTAGCAACAGAAAATGCTGCCGCGCAGCCGATCTCGTTAAACGCGCCTTGAATTCGGGTAAGCGGAAAATCGGGCAGCCCTGCGTCGTACCAAACCTCAATTGAGTCTGTACCAAAAAGCCATGCTTCGCGGTGGTTTACGTTAATGCACACCAACCCGTCGGGCGAACCTTCAGCACTTGCAAAAGACAAAGGGTCAACTTGAGTGCCGTCAAGCAATTGAGTTACCCAAACCTTTTGGCTGTTTGGCTCGTTATACACAAAATAACCGTCAAGGTAACCTACCGTCACCGCGCCCGTAAAGTCAGGGTCGGTAATCTCAGCAAACCCGTTTGTGACTTCGTTATAGATGTACGATCGTGGGTTGCACGCAATAAATAATTGTGTACCGTTATCGGCGATGGACACTTGACCCGTGCCGCTAATGGCGCCTAATAGCGTGGGGGTGCCGGTCAAACTGTTAAGTTTATAGAACTCATTGCCGGACGCGACATAAAAGTCTGAGCCGTTTGTTTGATGTGCCCATAGCCCGCGAATAGGCCCTGTGCCCACAGATTGCAAAAACTTTAGCCCTGGCGCGCGGTTTAGAAAAGCGGGCTCTTTGCCACCTTCTGGAATAAGTTCTGGAAACAAATTGACCATGCGGTTATCCGCCGCATTAACGCTGCGGGCTACATACGCCGATCCTAAGATTGGGGTTTTCATATGTTACGCAACTACCGCACCACGGAATCCAACAACCCACCAGTCAGTACCCGCAAACTGGAGAGTAGCCGAATCACCAACTGCATTGAATGTAATTGTGGTTGCACTTCCAAGGTTGGTCGGTGTCAATATACCAGTATCACCACCAGCGGCTTCTGCAACATAAATAATTGTCTTTAGTTGGCCTTGTGCGCCATCTGCAAGTGTCAGTGCATTACCCGCAGCAGTTGAAGTAAACGCAGTAGTTAATTGGGTTACATTAACTGCGCCTGGGCCTGATAAGGCTTGCACTGCACCAATAATTGCGCCGTTAAATGTTTGATTTCCAGTAAACGCTTGTGCCGCATCGGTACGAGCAATCGTAGCGCTTGTAGCCGGAAACGTCATGGTGGTGGTGTCTGTTCCAGATAAGGTAAGACTATGGTTAACGGTAAATATTTTGCTATCCGCAACCGCTAA